GATGCCGACAAGACGAGCGACCCGGGCCCGAAATGCCCGACGTGCGGAGCGAAGATGAATTTCCGCAAGGCGGGCAGCACGACATCAGGTAAAGCCTATGGTGCGTTCTGGGGCTGCTCCAAGTTCAAATCAGACGGTTGCAAGGGTTCGGTGCAGGACTCCGATTATCAGAAGTCCAAGCCGAAGCCTGCCACCTATGGCGAGGGCGCTGATCCGGATCCGGCGCTAGACAGGGCTCCCGGAGAGGAGGGTTAAATGGCGACCGTCACCAATATCCGACGCATCGACCCGGCTGCCGTGGTCACGGCTGTCCACGACGCCTGGTCGGAATTCCTCCTGGCCGAACGGGGTCCGTCCCAATCTCATCCCTACTGTTACGCCTCCGCATACCGGGAGTGCGATCGCAGGATCGTCCTTGAAATGACGCAGCCGGATAAGATGGCGCCCTTCGAACCTGACACCCTGGCCAACTTCCGCCGCGGCAACGATCGGGAGCGCGATCTCCTGGCCGATCTGAAGCGCATCGGGCGCAACTGCTCGATACCGTTCGAGGTCATCGGAGAACAGGAGCGCTTCGAGATACGTGACAGTAAGCAGCGCGTGGCGATTGTGGGCAAGGTCGATGCCCGGCTCAAGTTCGCCGATCGCACCAGCGCGCCCCTGGAGGTCAAGAACTGGAATCAGAACATCGCCGCCGGGCTCCATATCTTCGAGGACGTGCTTCGGGGAACGTGGACGAAGGCCGGAGCCTACCAACTGCTGGCCTACATGTACGGGGCGAATGAGCCTTGCGGATTCCTTCTCCTCGATCGCGCTGGAATCCCGAAACTCATCCCAGTGGAGCTCTATCCAAACATGGACATGATGGCGGAGTTCATCGCGAAGGCCTCGGGTGCGATGGATCACCTAGAGGCGGGAACCCTGCCGGCGTTCATCGACGACGCCTCGGAGTGCAAGCGCTGCCCGTTCTTCGGCTCGATCTGCAATCCTCCGATTTCTGGCGGCGCCGGGGCGAAGATCATCACGGATCCGGAAGTCGAGCACATGCTGGAGCGGCGCGAGGAATGCGAGGACGCCTATCGCGAATACAAGTCGATCGACGACGAGATCAAGAAGCGCTACCGGGGCACCGAATATGGGATTGCCGGCAGATTCCTCCTGCAGGGGAAGTGGGGAAAGCAGACTTCCTACGACATCCCGGATCATATCAAGGCTCCCTACAAGCACGAGGATCCGAAGGGACGCTTCACCCTGACGATCACAAGGACTTCGTAACATGAGGCTACCCGGCTCAACCCGGGCGGCCTGACGGCCCCATGTGCTCAGTCTTGGGAAACACTGACGGCGAGCATCGGCCGCTCCTTCACGTGGGGCCATCAGACCGGAGGATGAGATGAGCGAGTCATATTGGTGGTGTCCTGAATGCCATCAGGAAATTGACGGTAGCCACGTCACATTTGAGGAGTTCCACGATACCTGTGGAGCAAAACTGGCGTCGCTGACGATCGATAATAGGCCACTAACTGAGCGCATCTCCACGCTTGCGTTTGAGCTTGCGTGCGCGCGGCAGGAGGTTGAGAAGCTGAAGAATGAATTTGCTCCTGCGTGGAGAATGTTTCGCGAGGTTGCGCTTGCCCTCAAATGCCTGCCTAGTTCCTTCGCCGATGGGAACGATCACGTACTCAGAAAGGCTCATGAGATCGTCGCTGAACTTGAAGACGCCCGATCAGAGATCAAGGAGGATTAATTCATGGAGCACTGGACCAAAGGGCCTTTTATCGGCTTCGACACGCAAAGCACGGGAGTGGATCCGAAGACGGCCCGCATCCTGCAGGCGGCAATCATCACGGACGATCCGAGCGGAGTGATCAGGGAAGAGGATCAGATCGTCTATGTCGATCCAGGAGTAGAGATCCCGGCAGAGGCAAGCGCCATTCACGGGCTCACGCGCGAGAAGCTGGCAGAGTTCAATCCGTGGCCTTCAATCTCCGGCATCCCATTCATAGCTGGCTTTCTTCACGGTCGCTCAACTATGCGCGGCTTTCCACTGGTCATATACAACGCTACTTATGATTTTCCGCTGCTCCTGGCTGAACTCAGGCGGATAGACGGCCTGACGCACAACCAGAAACAACCGCTGATCCTCGATCCGCTCGTGATCGATCGTGCTCTGGATAAGTACCGGAAGGGAAGCCGCAAGCTGGAGGCTGTCGCGCAGCATTATGACGTCAAGCTCAGTGATGCTCACGACGCTGGTGCCGATGCGAGAGCGGCCATTGGAATCATGCGGGCTATCGTCAAGGCCTATCCCGTCCGTGGATATTATTGGAACCGCCAGGCCGCTCTCGGGGATTATTCCTTACAGGAAATGCAGAGGTTGCAAGCTGAGTGGTATGCGGGCTGGCGCGATGACCTGAACGAGTATTGGGAGCGCAGCGGCAAGGCGGATCGTGTAACCGGCTCTTGGCCGATGGGAGAGTGAATCATGGGCAGACACGTCTACGTAATCGAGCTTTACGACCACGGCTGGAGGCCGCTCAATCGATGCGCCTCAAGCCACGTCGGGGCGAAGGAACAGCTTCGAATCGAGAAAGAGAATCATCTGGATCTGCAGTTCAGGATTCGGAGATATACGACGGAGGCGAAGTAAGATGGTCAGAGTGAATCCGGCTTGGCTCCGTCAAATGCTTGATCGGCGCGCGTCCACGGGAAAGCTCGATGTCACGATCAGCCTCAATGCTGCAGTCCAGGCTTTAATCACCGCTCTAAGCAATGAAAGGAAGCTATGAACTCATTCATCGGTATTGACCCAGGAAGCTCTAGCGGCGGCATGGCAATCGTGGGAGCCAGCCTTGAAGCTCACGGACTGCCCGAGACTGAGCGCGACATCTACGACATGCTCATGTCCTTCAAGGCCCGTGGAGTGGCCTACGCGCTGATAGAAGACGTTCACAGTATGCCCGAGCAGGGCGTGAGCAGCTCCTTCAAGTTCGGCCGCTCCTATGGCTTCCTGCGTGGCATTCTCACGGCCTCGGGGATCCCATTCGGCCAGATCGCGCCGCAGACCTGGCAGAAGATCCAATCCTGCAGGACACACGGGGACAAGAATGTGTCGAAGGCCAGGGCGCAGCAGCTATTTCCGGGCCTGAAGATCACCCACAAGACCGCAGACGCTTTGCTGATCGCGGACACGGCGCGAATTCTATACCTCAATTCGCATCCCGACGAATGGAAGGAGCATGAGGAAGAGAGGTCCGCAGAGGGTGTGCCGGCACAAGCCGCATTGCCGATGGAGGAAGTACATGCCTGACGCACCAACTCTCTTCAACCTCCTCCAATTCATGTCCTTCTGCTTCCTGGTCACGGCATGCTCGACTGCATATTTGATCGGGCATCAGCAGGGCCAGAAGGATCGACGAAGGAAGTCCGTTAAGGCCGTGGACGTGACCAAGATTTGGAAGGCGGGGAAGTGATATGTGCCAACACATCCTAATCCCAATCTCCAAGCACGAGCAGGGATGTCTTGAGTGTGGAAGCATCTTTCGGACGCTGCTGTCCGACTTCGTGGTGAGAGGATTCAGGGTGATTGACCATCGACAAGGGTGTGAGTTTGGGAAGTGCGACAAGTGCCCGATTTATGAGAGGTGCAAAACCGATGAGCGCATTTGATCTAGCAGCCCACTTGGCGCATCAAAAAGAATGGTCCGAGAACACGTTTGGTCCCGGTTCCCGAGCCTTTCGAATCTGCAACCACATTCGCAAGGAGCTGCAGGAAATAGAAAACGCTCCAAGCGATTTGTCGGAATGGATCGACGTTGTAATCCTCGCCTTCGATGGCGCGTGGCGCGAAGGGTATTCGCCTGAGCAGATCATCGCCTCGCTTGTAAATAAGGCGGTGCTGAATGAGTCTCGTGCGTGGCCAGATTGGAGACAATTCACTAACGGAGAGGCCATAGAGCATATTAAAGATTGATGATTGGACATTTGCAATGACTCTTAGAGTCGAAGTACAGCCGGGCGGGACGATAGAACTTATGAGGGGGCGCGTAAACACTGGCGAAATCCAGTTTTTATATTACACGGATATACCGGAGTTCCTACAGGCATTCTACCATCTTTTCAAGGAAGAGGTTCAGCGCGAGGCTGATATCAGGTTCACGTCTGAGCTGGATATCGAATGTCAACGGCTTCTCAAACTTAAACTGGAGGAAAGGACTAATGCCAAGAGGTAAAAGACCGACTCAGGAAGATCTACCCGGAATCGAGAAGAAGATCCCGGAACTGCACCAGAAGGCGCTTGCATACAAAGCGATCAGGGATGACCGGCAGCAGCTCACGGCTCAGGAAGTGAAGCTCAAGGCTGAGCTTCTGGACATCATGAAAAAGCACAAGCTCACGGTCTATGAGTGCGAGGGCGTGAAGGCGGAACTGATCATTGAGAAAGAGCGCGTCAAGGTCACGGTGCACGGGACGGAAGAAGAAGAGGACGCGGCATAGGAGGCGATCATGGAGCTGCAAAATGCTGAGGCCATAAAGACGGATCTGCGCGACAAGATCGGAGCGCTGCAGACGGTGATTGACCATCTGGAGCGCTGGTATCCGACTCCTGCTCAGCCGCCGGCTGATAATCGCGAACCGAAAGGCATGAAGGCTAACCGGACGAAGCGCAAGAAGCCGTGCCGCGTCATCCCCACGGAGCGCAGCGCGGATGGGAAATCGAAAGCCTGTCATAAATGCGGGGTGACGAAGGCGCTCGACGAGTACGAGCCGAATGCGGGCTGCAAGGATGGACACGTCGGCACGTGCAGGGAATGCCGCAAGGAGAAGGCCCAGGAGCGTAGGGAAAAGGAAGCTAACTCGGCCAAGCCCCACAAGTGCGCGGCCTGTGGCAAGAGGTTCGGCACGCTCTACGTCTATCAGGAGCATTGCGCCAAACACGCGGCCGAGAAAGGGGAATCGTAGCCATGGAGGAGTTTCAAATCGTCAGCCTCAGCCGGGTTGTGGAAAGCGGCACGAATCCGCGCCGGACCTTCAAGAACATGGACGAGCTGGCCGCGAGCGTGAAAGCTCACGGTGTTCTTGTTCCCATCCTCGTGCGCCCGGTGAATGGGCATCTCGACGGCCAATCTAGGAACGCTCTCGCCATCCGAGGAACGGCCGCGCCCGATTTCGAGATTGTTGCCGGCGCCAGGCGGTACCGTGCGGCCCAGTCGGCGGGACTCCCGGACATCCCCGTCCA